CAATATATTCAAAAATAAAAATAAATTGAGTGAATTTAATGACGGTAATGTAGAATTAACATTACCCGCCAGTAAAATAGATTCGTCCACTAGTTCAAACTATACATATTCTATGTGGATTTATATTGAAGATTGGAACTATAAATACGGACAACAAAAAGTATTACTGAGACGCGCAATTGATAATAAAAAATTTTGTCCTAGAATTTCACTTGGTGCGTTTGAAAATGATTTAACTGTATCACTTGAGACATACCCAGGAAGACGCGTAGTATCAAGAAATGCCTCGTCAAATACACAAACATTCAATTGTACTGTTAAAAATATTTTAATACAATCTTGGGTAAATATTTTAATGAGTGTAAATGGACGAACATTAGATATATATTTAGATGGAAAATTAGTCAAGACATGTGTAATGCCAGGTGTAGCAAAAGTATCTAATAGTTCTCCGGTTGTTATTACACCTAATGGAGGGTTTTCAGGATATACATCAAACGTAGAGTATTGGGCTAAATCAACAAACCCTCAAGAAGCATGGAATATTTATAGAAAGGGACACGGAGGAAGTAATGTTTTTAGTAAATATAAATTGAAGGTCGCTGTATTAAAAAATAATAAGGAAGCCGCAAGTTATCAGACATAAATTATTTTATTTTTTTTATATTATATCTAATTTATAATATATAGATAATGTTTGCAAATAGAATGTTTCAAAATCAATCTGCGAACCCATCAAATCCATTTAGCCAATCAAGAGGATTTGGATCTGGTGCTTTTAAGCCGTATGGTTCAAATAATTATATTAATGGCAGCAGCGATTTTTTAAGGTCAAATAGTATTATCGCTAGGATCGCATTTTTAATATTAGCAATATTTATCTTTATAGTTGTATTGCGTTTAGGAATAAGTTTATTAAGTTGGGCGTTTAGCCCGTCTAAATCTCCTACATTAATTGACGGAATGATTGACTCAAAAGAAATGCATATTATATCTCAAGATCCAAATAATAAAGAAAATATTCCTATTATAAGGTCTGATAATGAAAGAGGAGGCATTGAATTTACATGGTCTACTTGGATTTACATAAATGATTTAACTTATAAAAACGGACAATTTAGACATATTTTTCATAAAGGCAATGATATGATAAATTATGAAAATAAAAATGCCGGAATGGTCTTTCCAAATAATGCACCTGGATTATATATTGGTCCTAATAAAAATGAATTAGTTGTTGTAATGAACACATTTGAAAATATAACAGAGCAAATATCAATTGATAATATTCCAGTTAAAAAATGGGTCAATGTAATTATTAGATGTAATGGAAATCTATTAGATATTTTTATCAACGGCACATTAACACGACGACACATTCTTAAGAGTGTTGCAAAACAAAATTATGGGGATGTATATGTTTCTATGAACGGAGGATTTGATGGATATACTTCACAATTAAAATATTATGATTATGCTATAGGAACAAGTAAAGTGCAAGAAATTATTAGAGGAGGACCTAATCTTAAAATGAAATCAGAAACTCTTACTCAATCTAAAAATCCGCAATACTTGGCATTAAGATGGTATTTTAGCGACGCAAATAGCAGTAATATTGTATAAATAATTCAAGTATATCATAAATTATTCATTATAATTATATAACTATAAATATAATGGCATTCAATCCGTTGTGCGATTTAAGTTCTAATTGGTCTAATTATTCAGGCCCTCTGTGGAGTAGAGCAACGTTAGTATGCGGTAACAACAATTATTCTCAATTTGATTTAAATATGAGAAGAAAAGCAAAAATATTACAATACAATAATAATCAAAATAATCCAACAAAAAAACAACTATGGGCAATGTTAAATAAAGGAGAACTTACAAGAAAAAAAACTTGGGCCACCCAAGGTATTAATGCTACAAATCCAAATACAAATAATTTGAATTTAGTTGGAAATACTTTGGTTTGTAATACAAATACTGTTCCTCAAACATTTTTAATTAATCCTACAACTGCATCAGATGTTCCAGGAAAACAAATTGGATTATATTTAAATCCAAATGTTCCATTAACAAATTATAAGAACCAAATTACATATTCAGCAGGTGGCAGTAAATATCCGGAAACATCATGGATGCCAGGGGATAATGGGTTCCCTGTAGGTAAAAGTGGTTCAAATTAAATATTTAATATTGAATAGAAAAAATAAATATTTAATAATTAATATTTTTTATAATTTCATATTTTTTTAATTTCATTCTATACATTTTATGTCATAATTCGTGGAGCAATATTCATGGTTATCAATTCTTGGAATAATAATTTACAAGCATAAGGAATTTCAACGTAATCAAAATCAACCCGATTGTCACACGTTCTACAATGATGGATATGTTTTTCGTCATTGTGCGACGCAATCATACCGCACGATTTACAAACATAAACACTGAACGCATCAGACGCATCATATAACCGACCCTTTGTAAATCTTGATGCTCCATGAGAAACCATACAATCTCGCTCCATTTCACCAAAACGATGACCTCCATCTCTAGAACGGCCTTCTGCCGGCTGTCTTGTCAAATTTACCATTGGACCGATACTACGGCTATGTTGTTTATCATTTACCATATGTTTAAGACGCTGATAAAAGGCGGGTCCAATAAAGATAGATGTTTCAATTTGTTCTCCAGTTAAACCATTATACAAGATCTCATTTCCAGTAGATTCAAATCCAACTTTTTGTAATTCTTTACAAATATCTTTTATATCGTGCTTTCCAAACGCAGTACCATCTCCGAATAAACCTAGCTGAAGCAATACTTTACCTAATACAGTTTCTTTCAACTGTCCGATTGTCATGCGACTAGGAATTGCATGTGGATTAATAATAATATCAGGTTTAATTCCACTTGTAGTATATGGCATATCCTCTTCTGGAATAATATTTCCAATTGTTCCCTTTTGTCCGTGTCGCGATGAAAATTTATCACCAATTACAGGCTTTCTTAATGTTCTGATTCTCACTTTACAAAAGTTATACCCATCCCCATTTCTATCAATATAATTTTTATCAATATACGATTCCTCTGTAGTTCTATAAATAATGCTCTGGTCTTCGTATTTAATTAATTTTGTATGGTCATTACGATTTTCTTTAATCGGTAAAATTTTAGAGATGATAATGTCTCTGTTTTCAACGAGTGTATTTTCAGGAATTACACCATTTGTTCCAATCTTTTCGTAATTCCCAAATTTTTTACCCTTTGTCTTGGATTGGTCCGGTTTACATCTGATTTCTTCATCGCCGTGAATTTTCTTATCTTCATCCTTTTCAGTATGATAAATTGTAGCTTGAAACAATCCGCGATCAATTGACCCTTTATTGAATAATATACTATCTTCTTGATTGTATCCTGTGTGGGTCATAATTGCTACAATTACCTGACACCCAGATGGAATTTGATTCAATTGTATTAAATTCATTACACGCGTATCAAATAGTGGTCTCATTGGATATGTCAATACATACGCCGTTTTATCCATGCGATTGTCAAAATTTGTAACATACATTCCCATTGCTTGCTTCCCTTGAGCACAATTGCTTGACAAGAAATTATTACCTGCGATGAAACTATGATTGTCTGACAAAACAGTGATATCTGAAACTAAACGATTCTCTGTTTCATCAATTGAAATTACAGGCATAAATATCATTCCATTTATCGTTTTTATTTTATCAAACCAATTTTCAATATTATCATCATTTATATTATGCATAGAAATTTTCCGGTTATTCATATAACTTCGTCTAATATCAGAAACTTTATTAATTTTAATGTTTAATTTATTTGCGATGTATGTATTTGTCTCATTGTTATCAATTGAATCTCTAATATTTTCTACAAATGATTTGTGTTCATTATAACATATGTTCTTATATTTCAAATATTCTATTACTTTAAACGATTCAATATTTTTTGTATGAGAATAACGGTAACCAACATTATCATAATATTTAATTAAATTTTCTTGAGTATCCGCGATCTTATATGATACTTTGTCTCGGTTGCTTTCTACATTAACAATCTCATTTAACTTGACTTTAATGTCAAATTCATTTAATAAATTAACACATTGATTCATATAATAATTTAAACTTTCAGTATATTCTGGATTAATCTGTTGTGATGTTTCAGCGCATATATAATTATATCCTTTATTACAATTACTTTTATTCCATCTAATTTTGCATCCGTCTCCTCCTTGAAAACCGGCAAGAAATTCTCTTTTTACCAAAGATGACCCATTCATAATCCAATCAGGAACCGGTTTTCTGAATGTTTCTGTTTTTTTACCATACGTAATGCCTAACAATATTAAGAGAGTTGGCAATGCTCCATTATGAGTTACAGAATATGTGCTATGAAACACGTCATTAAATGCACGAGTGCCGTAATTATATTTACATTTATTAAATCCACAATGTTCCATGTCGGTTTCAAACTGAGTCGCATCATTTTCAGTTCCAAAATCAAAACTACACGCAATATATTTTGTATTTCTTTCATATACATTAATAGAACCATCTGCCAACAAGAAACCAAACATTCTTGCTATAATAGGCAATTTATAATTGTCACTGTATAATGGTAACAATCCGGCTCCTTCTAACGAATGAATTTGTTTATTAATATAGGTCAACCCTAAATCTAATTCAATTAATGTATTGAAAAGTTTAATATCATCTACAATTAATGTTTTAAATGTATTCGTTGGAGTAGAATGTGAGGGTAAATTACAATACGTAGGCATTATTCCAATCATTGTTTTATTTTTTTCAAAATCTTTTACTTCACTCCAACCGTCAGTAGTCATAAATTTGTGATCTTCTGTCGCAACAATTTCTCTTCCACTAATTGTTTTAAGTTTATATAATTTTTTATCTGTTTCCCTCACATATTGATTTACTACTTTTGTATAGCTTATTTCCATTGTATTTGGATTAAAACAAACAACATCATCCCCTACTTTAACATCTTTAATTGGAATTTTATCTCCATTTGTCAACAAAACAGTTTCATTAATGTCTAAACATTGGTACGTGTTTCTTGGCGATTGATTGTTTTCAGGGAAAGGAATACATGACGCAATAATCCCAAAAATAGTACTAGGATGAATTTCACAGTGCGTATATTTACGTATATAATCTCCATTAATATTTAACAATTCCTTCGGTTCCATACAAATCATACTATGATTTTGTTCCAGAGGGTCAATATATTCAATAATCGTTTTTTCTAGCGTGATAGAAGTTATCAAATCGTCCCAATTTAATTCTCCTTTTCTAAGTCCAATGATTTCCTTATTTTTAATAAATAATTCATTATTTTTAAC